TTACAGAACTAACGGAGATGTAGTTGAAGAAATCAAAACAGCGTTGAAGTATTTCATTGAAACTTGGCAGAGATAGACTACAGAACACCCAACAAACAATTAAGAAAATGAACAGACCAGACGTAACAAGACAGATTTTATCATGGCTAATTGCATCCCTTCTAATGCTAGGGGTGTTCATGGCTTGCAACGCTCAATGTATTACAGATATCGTTCCGTTTCCGCAGGCAATGTATAGTCAATGCTTTGAAGACTCGCTACAGGTGACTGATTTATACGACGTAGACTGCCCTGCATGGTATAACGGAGGTTGCTATGTATACGAGTTCTACTCAAATGGTATTGACCCAGTGATATTCGTTGTCGATTCAGAGTTAGAATACTACTCCTGTCCTGACTGCGAAGTATGGGCACACGCATTTATAACAGATGGATGCCAAGGCGAAATGCTTTGGGGTACAACAGGCTCTTGCCCGACTAGCCCTTTGGTTTATGTCATTGGAGACAGTTCACCAAGTCAAGATTGGACGCTAGGAATCCAATTACCTGAAGGAATCTTCTACTTCCATATTGGAAACGTAGGGGCGGGAGTAGTTCAACACGAAGTACTAGGTTGTTATGACCTTATGATAGGGACGTTTGGATTATTAGACTTAGGAATTTATAGGTACAACCCATTGGTTTCTAATAGAAATGAGTATCTTTACAATGTATTAGGACAAAGAATAAACAGATGAAAGAACTAAAAAAATCACAAGACGCTATCTACCCAGCTACAGATGTGGTAGTAAATCAAGACCCACAAAGGGTTATTATAACTGTAACGAAACACCTTCACCGAGGGGAAACAATAATTCACAAGACTAACTTCACCCTAGAAGAGTTTGAAGAGATAGCAAGAGGAGTAATAGAAGGCCTAGAGGCTAAGAGAGCATCAGAAGAGAAGCTAGAGAAGCTGAAGATAGAAACAAATGCAGACTATAAGGTGTATAACAGAACCTTCAACGAAGAGATGGATAAGAAGATACAGGTAGTAGGTCTTCCTTATATCCCTTATGAGCAATTAGTAGTGTCTGGAATAGGAACAAAGGGCTGGTTCTTGGGTTACTATGATGATGAGTACATGAGAGTAGAAACAACAGCAGGAGTAGTCTTCTTTGATATAGAAGACACTACAGTTCTATCAGTAAGAAAGAGCGGTAAGAACTACAACGCTCCATGTAAAGTAAGTGAGAAGACATTTGACGAAATAAGATAAACCAAAACTACCTACCAACTAAGACTTTAGTTAACAAATTTAATACTGATTCAAAATCAACATGGACGGCAGGGTAAACAATAGAGGCACGAAAGGCAATAAAGGAGGCAGACCTCCTAAAGCAGATGAGCAAGAAATCATTGATAGGCTAAGTCCATTAGAAGATGAGTTCATAGGAGCAATGCAGAGAGGCTTAGAACAGACCCAAGGGTGGGCTGTTAAGATATTTGCAGAGTATTACTGGGGTAAGCCTAAAGAAAGGTTAGAAGTAACCTCAGAGGAAGGGGTTAAAAACATTACCTTCACAGTAGTTAAAACAAACAAAGATGAAGTACAGGATTAAACAAACGAGTAAGAATTGCTTCCTAGTTCAAGGCAGCTTAGAAGACTTTGGTAACAACCCCGTGTCTTGGTGGTTTGCAATAGACATAGATGGAGAAGCCTTTCAACCTTATAGAGACAAGTATTACTTTGAGAATAGGAGTAACTATAACTTTGACTTATATAGACACAACCGTTTAGAAGCTACCTTCATTAGCCTAGCCTCTGCCAAAGCATTTGTTAAGGAGTGTAAGATAACCTATCCTAAATATCATAAGGCGTAAGTGAACGTTAAGACGACTGACATATTCCTACAGAACTTAGAGGCTACTGAAGACATAGTAATTAATCAAGGTGGTTCAAGGAGTAGTAAAACCTATTCGTTAGTTCAGATGATAGCCTTGTCCTATTGCTTTGAGCACACGGGTAAGGTTATTTCTATTGTCAGAAAGACCCTACCTTCATTGAAGCAAACAGTCATAAGAGACTTCTTAGAGATACTCAACGCTCATGGCTTATATGACCAGAGGAAACATAACAAGTCAGATAGTACTTACACCCTCAATGGTAATCTAATTGAGTTCCTTTCGTTAGACCAACCTCAAAAGAAAAGAGGAGCAAAGAGAGACCTGCTTTATATCAATGAGGCGAATGAACTAAACTGGGACGACTTCTACCAGTTGTACATGAGAACCACAGGACAGATATACATTGACTTCAACCCATCGGAGGAGTTCTGGATTCATACTAAGGTTCACAAGCTAAAGGGTAAGACTACGCGCTGGATAAGGTCTACCTATAAAGACAACCCATTCTTAGAGCAATCCATTGTAGATGCTATTGTATCTCTCAGAGACATAGACGAGCAGCTATGGAGGGTATACGGTTTAGGAGAGTTAGGAGTACCTAAAGAGGTGGTGTTCCCTAGATGGTCAGAGGCAGAGATTCCAGAGGATGCAGAGTACTTAGGTTATGGTATGGACTTTGGTTACTCCAATGACCCTAGCACAGTGATAGACCTATACCTTTTAGATGGGTGTATCTACTTAGATGAGATAATCTACAGAACAGGGTTAACCAATCCAGAACTATACAACCTCCTCAAAGAAACACACCTACTAAGTAACGGAGTTGCAGATAGTGCAGAGCCTAAGAGTATAAAGGAACTAACGAATAGAGGTCTAAGAGTAGTTAAGTGTGATAAGGGTAAGGACTCAATCGCTTACGGTATAGAGACTATCAAGAGACACAAGATATTCATCACTCCCAGGAGTGTTAACCTAATCAAAGAGGCAAAGAACTATAAGTACAAGGTAGACAGGAACGGAGATATAACTAATGTACCTATAGACGCTTTTAACCATGCTTGGGACGCAGTGAGATATGTAGCAACCAAGAGAATAAGCAGACCTAACTACGGACAATACGGAATAAGATGAAGATAATACTACCAGCAGACTTTCAGGATATAAGCCTAGACCAGTACCAGCAATGGCATAAAGGACTAGATAAGTTTAAGGGTATAGCATTGTTCACAGATGTAGACCTAAGGAAGGCATCAGTGACAGCTATAGACAAAGCTCATGAACATCTATCTGAGTTAATGCAAGATGAAGACCCTCGTTTCTTTAAAGTTGTAAAGCATAAAGACATTGACTACGGCTTCATAAATGACTGGGACAAGTTAACGGGTGGAGAGTGGATAGACATAGAGAACTATTCCAAGGACTTAGTATCTAACGCTCATAAGATAATGTCAATCCTTTACAGACCCATAGAGCGACTTTATTTAGATAAGTATAGTATAGTGCCATACGAAGGTACGAACGATGATTTAAAGGATGTTCCTGCAAGTTGGTTCTTAGGGGCTATGGTTTTTTTTTGCGAGAGCGAGACGGAATATTTGAACAATATTCAGCAGTCTTTAATGGAAATAGCACAGCAGATGATTTCACCGAAAGATGGGGCTGGTACAGTTTGATTCTTACATTGGCTGGAGAGGACATTCTAAAGATGAATGATATAACGAAACTACCTATCAAGCAAATCTTCACTCACTTAGCCTACTCAATGGATAAGAAAGGAACTGAGCAGTCGGACTTGTAGAATCAAATAAATAGTTTACCTTTACAAAAAACAACGCTATGAAACCAATGCTAGAATGGTACGAAGAACTTAACCAGCCCTATCGGATACTGGCAATCCACAACTATGATAAACACTTTAGTTATTGCAATGAGGCAGGCAGTCTAGCCGAGGCTTTATCGGGAGGATTTAGCTGGACGGATAGCCCAGAGAGGTTTGAATATTGGAATAACCTTTACGATGAGTTGTCGAAGCCAACACCCAACCCCATGACACCACTAGAAGAAACAATACTAGCCAAGGCGCGAGAAGTAGTAATGCTTCCGCACATTGTTGGCGAATTGATGAGTAAAAACAGCACGGGAAAAGTAGAAATACCTTTTCAGATTGAAGATTGTGGCGCGCTAGAATACCCCGTCTCTGATCACGTTATTTTCGACGTTGACC